CCCTTGATCTCGGCAATGTCAATTCTGTAGTCATCTTTACGAACATAATTGTTAGACATATCTTGTTCAATTTCTTTTTGACTTTGTTGAACTAATTTGATTTCTTGCCACACTATGCGCAAAATCCACCCTGCAACTGCTCCCGCAATTGTTATTCCAATGTTAAAAAGAAATTGAATATCCATGTTATGCGTTGTAGTAAGGGATCTTCACGAGTACGCCATTTAGATCAAAGTTAATATAACCAGCAGGAATAAGCTGCATCGTTGCTGATGTGTAAGTTACATTTGAAGCGGTATTAGCAGTATGGTTAACAGTGGTTACATTGATTGTACCGCCAGTAATTGCCACATTACTAGAGCTTTGAAACGCCATGTTTCCAAGACCACTAACCGCAAGAGTGACATTGGCTCTATTCCCAGCCGTATCATTAGCAGTAGTAATAGTGATATTTGCACCAGGTAAAAAGTTAATAGCTGGTTGCGATGCAACAAAAATGCCATTGTTTTGAACGGTTACATTTTGGTTAACGCTATTGGCTAGTGCATTTAAAGTTACGCTACCTGTTAATGCGCCACCGCCAGTAAGACCTGTACCCGCAACAACGGATACTGTATTGGGTACTGCTCCTGATACTTGAGCTACTGCAATAGCAATTGCCACATTGGTTGCTGATGTAGCCCTGCCTTTAGCATCAAAAACGACTTGAGGAGTAACACTAGCATTGCCGTAAGTGCCCGCAACAACACCGCTAGTATTTAAAGTTGGATTTGGATAGCTACCCGTTAGATCTCCACCCGCTGTACCGCCTGGAGTGACTCCCGTAATGGTCACATTGGAAGCCGAAGTAATCCGACCTTTAGCATCTACGGCAATTTGTGGTGAAACCGTTGCGCTACCATAAGTTCCCGCAGCCACCCCAGAAGTGTTTAAAGTGGGGTTAGGATATGTTCCTGCAAGGTCACCTCCAGCAGCTCCACCTGGAGTAGTTCCAGAAATAGTGACATTTGAGGCGCTACTTAGCCTTCCTTGAGCATCTACAGTAAACACCCCGTTGATAGTGGCATTTCCATAAGTACCCGCAGTTACCGAAGTATTGTTTAGGCTAATAGTGCCTGTGTTGGTAATTGGACCACCCGTTAAGCCTGTGCCTGTAGATACATTGGTAACCGATCCGTTACCTGTGCCTGGGGTAAATCCCAAAGCGGTAGTGACATCAGCACTAGAAAGAGTGACATTTCCTGTACGAGTATTGAAGGCAGTAACGCCAGCATTGGTTAAAGTGACATTGGCAGTTAATCTGCCACCACCAGATAAACCCGTACCCGCAATAACATAAGTAGTGTTGGGAGTTGCACCGACATCACTAGCACCTAAAACAACAACGCCAGTTTGACCGTTTACTGAAGTGACAGCGCCTGTTTGGTTGTCAATCTTTTCCCATACTGAGCCGTCAAATACTGCCCAATCGTTTACTTTCCAAGAAGTAATGCCGTTTAAATTAGTGCTTCCTGCAACAGAAACAATATAGTAAAAACCCTTAGTTCCGACAGAGCTTTGTAAAAACGGGCTGTTCGAGTTGGCATCCCAAGTGCTTTGGTATGTTAACGATCCCGCAAAGTTGCCAGAAACCTTGAGCATTACATTCCATCGCCAGGAACAATATACAAAGTTGCGCTATTGGCAGCAGTAATTGCTGTAAACCAAGCTCCTGGGTTAAATGTCAAAATCTCATCTGTATTGGGTAATACATACAAGGTAGTAGTGCTGTTACCAGCTCCAGCCGTAGGAATAACGCAGTTTGTCTGAGCCAAAGCCTGTGTCTGTGCATACGATAAAAAGCACCCTTGAGTTGTGGATGAGTTAATAATTCGGTATTGCATACTGCTACCTGAACTTGAGGTAGCTTGTATGGCACTTGGATAAGAAGTAGCAGCCGTTAAAACAACGGTGTTACCAGATGGTGTAAAAGCGTTAATTCCCATGACTACTCCTTATTGAACAGACAATTCTTCTGGTGGTGGTACTTGTGGATCAGCTTGCTCTTTAATCTTGGCTAACAATGTCCAAGCACCTGTTTTGGTTGGCAATTCGCCTAAAGTTTGCAAAATGTAATTTACATCGTTAATTTCTAGTTCTAGCTTAATCATCATGCGCTCCAAGGTAATCCGCTTAACTGTACTGGGTTCTTTAACGCTTCAATCTGTGCAGTAAGACTAGCTTCTACTGTGTCTTTGCCCAATGATTCTTGTACCCAGCCGACTACTTCAGCTTCAGTCAAGTCAGCGTAAGGTACATAAGAACCTTCGCCCTGTGTATAACCTACTGTGCCGTAGGTAGAAGCAGTGTAATCACCATCAACAGCGTTTACTGTGTAATGTACTGTGACTACAAAGCCATCAGAAGTAAGTCTGTCCATCTGTACTACATTCCATGTAAAGTTCATTTTGCTTCCAATGCAGTTAAGCGTTTACGGAGCGATTGGATTTCTGCAATTAAGTCAGCCATTACTTCTGAAGTGCTTGCTTGCATAGACTGATAGACAGGTTTTCCATCTTTGTCTACGGCATCTTTTTCACCGCTAACGCTATTTGGATAAACTTCAGCAAATTGATGTGCCAAGAAACCACGAGTACGACCACCATCCTTCCAATCGTATTCAATAGGTTGTAGCGCATCTAATCTTGTGCCAGCATCAACTACAGGGGCTACTACAGTTTTTAAACGATAGTCTGAAGTGGTGTTGTAAAGTATGGCATTTGTTGTTCCAACTCTAGTAATAGAACCAATAATAGTGTTTGAGCCATTTCTAAATATTTGATAAAAAGCACCACTAGCATCAGCACTATCTTTTAAGCCTAAACCATTATTAGTAGAGCCATTAAATAAAATACATTGTTTTTCAGCGCTAAAATTTGATGTAGTACCAACCAACAAATTACCATTATATTCTAGGGTCATTGCTTGGCTGAAGCTGATAGCGTTTCCAGCCGTTCCTGAAGGTGCTGTATACCATTTATGACCGCCAGCGGACTGTTCATACCTTGAAGCAAAATCAGAAGAAATATATTTAAATCCGCTTTGATAATAAGTATTTGCACCCATATACGAGTAAAAACTATATCCACCAAAAGAGGCGTTTTTTATTTGGATAGGCGTAATAGTGTCCCAAGCACTAGGAACAACACCAATACCTACATTCTGTGATGTATCTACAGTAATAGCTTGAGTGCCATTGGTAGCAATATTGACAGCTCCCCCAGAAGAAGCAATCACTACATTAGATGTTCCATTAACAATAGAATTAGCAGTTGGAACTGTGCCACTTACAATATTGACATTAGTTAATGTCACATTTCCAAGGGTAGTAACGGTGTTTCCTAGACCAACGGTGGTATTCCCAATGGTTACTGGCGTATTAAAGTCAGCATCTAGGTTACTTAAAGGTATGCTCGTTGTAGCATTACCAAAGACAAACGGAACTCCAGCCATTTAGAACCTCACTCTCAATTCATGTTCAAATTCAAATGTATTGACCACAAAACCTGCTGAGTTTGAAGTTTGTGTCAACCCTAAATATTTACCCCATTGTTGCGCATCTGATTTATACAGTTCATATCCTGTACCACCTATCCAAGATATTACAGTAGAACTGTTGTTAATCCAAGGGATGATAGCGTTGGAATTGTTGTACCAAGTGACATAATTACCCAATACATAAGGAGGGCTAGAACCTTGTTCAGAATCTACTGTTACAGCAATTTCTACGCCTGTAGTGGTGGTAGCTTCAACCGCAAATTTCAATGCTTGCTTGGTCCGAATTGGATCGCCCATTGGATTTAATGCAGTCTGAATACGACTGGTAATTGCCGATGTTGAATCCTGATATAAGCGGTACAAATCTCTGCCTCTTACACCGTACATATTGATAATTCCACTTACAGGTACGGAAGTGGTGTACTTCATATCGTTACCTTGGCTTGTAATAAACCATTTTTTCTCAAAAAACACCGCTTGGATGTACCGATAACTGTTAGTAAAAGTGGTATCGTGGTATCTAAAATTAAATGCAGCGCACAAAATGTTGTTTAAAAGCACCTGACCAGCCGTAACCTCCTCAGTCACAAAGTCAATATTTGGAAACATTCCATCCAAAGAATCTGACAATTTGCTAGTTGTAGAACCTACAAGGGCATAAACCCCGTAGTTATTCATAAACAATACAGATCGGAAGTAAGGAAAGATAGCATACGCTAACTTAGACCCTACCGATGCGCTCACATTAGTATTAGTAAATATAGTATTACCAGTAGAAGTAACCCTAACATCTGAGAATACATTGATGGAATCATCGCCAAAAATATACAAAAAGTTATTAGCAGAAAGAATCTGCTGTATGTTTCCATGCAATGTTCCGTCTGTGATAACAAAATTACCCGCTGAAACGCTTGTAAAGTCGCTATACGACCCCGCAGCCGAGTAATAGATAGTTCGCCCTTGGGCAATCCAAACACGACCTGAAAAGCTCGCTATTCCTGAGTTTTTGTTTGAGTTAATGTTGGCTTGTAATACAGCGCCTGATCCACCGCCTCCCGCTACCGTAGCGGTAATATTGGCAGAATTAGTATAGTTTGTACCATTGTTGGTCATAATGACCTGAGTAATGGTATTGCCTGAAATGATTGCCGTTCCTGCTGCGTTCGTGCCACCGCCACCAGAAATTGTCACAATTGTATTGGCAGCATTGATATAACCAGAACCACCAGAAATTACATTGACATAAACTGTGCCTGTGGCAAAAGTAGTAATTTCAGCAATAGCATTAGCGCCTGATCCACCGCCACCACTAAAGGTAACGGATAAATTAGCATTATTTGTGTATCCCGTACCGCCATTTACTAAACTGACGGAAGCCACTGTATTGCCACCACTTACTAAAGTAGCTACCGCATTAGCTTGATCTCCGCCTGTTTGATCTGGTCCTGAAATAACTACGGTAGGTGCAGTGTTGTATCCCGTACCCTTATTAGTTAAAGCAATTGTGCCAACTGAGCCTACGCTGATTACGACATTGCCATCCCAAGTAAAGTAACCTTTGACTGGATCAAGAATCAACATTCTGTCGTTATACCATTGAGAAGTATTGATAGGATATAAATCGGAAACGCCTACAGTAGAAAAAGTACCTGCTGGCGCTACATTACCAAAAGTGTTGTTGTTAATGTTGAAATATTGAGCTGATCCATCCGATAAAAATCCAACAATGTAGTCTGAAATGTTTAAATTACAAGAAGTAAGGTAAACAACATCGTTACCAAAAGTAACTGCTACATTAGAGCTGTTTTGGACTGCGCTACTGTTAGGAACAATTTTAATGTTTCCTGAACCAATAGGTTGAGCATTTTCAATCCAAGAAAATTCATTTTCATCAATTGCAGTGCGGTTTGCTTTAGTGTTAAGACCTTTAAAAGCCTTAACAACCTGATATGACTTTTTCTGTTCGGCTGCTGCCATGATTAGTATGGACTACTGTAAACGCTAGGAATCCTACGGGTAAATGTACTGTTAAGCACAGATGCACCCTGTTTGCTGTATTCCTGTTTGTAAATCTCGGCTTCACCATAACTTTGTTCATAGTATTTAGCAAGATAAGCAGCGTAGAACTTAACCATAGTGCTATACGGATCGTTTATTACATCCGTTACTGTTGGCGTGTTTAATGACAATGGATTAGGCAAAACTACGCAATCAATCTCAATTTGATAGATTTGATCGGGTACTGGTCCTAAATAGATTTGTCCTTGACCATAAATACTAAAGGCTAAAGGTCTGCCAATGTAGTTTTGCCAAAATCTTAATCGTGCATTGAAATCACTCCAAGCTAAGT